CTGGATCAATTCCTTGACCGCCCGGCCCGCATAGACAGCGTCGGCCGCCTCCAGCTTGGTCAAATAGGTCTCGGCGGCCTGAGCCTTGGTCAGGTAGATCGCTGCTGCGTCGGTCTTCTTGAGAAAGGCGCTGTCTGCGTCCGTTTCCTTCAGGTACTGGACATGCGGGTCACTTTGAGCGACGTGCGCTGCCAGCAGCGTTGCGCAGGTGCCCAGGTCTGTGTCCACCTTGACCGTCACGGAACCATCGGCTACGCGCGCCAGCAACAGCGACATGGACACCACGTAGGCCACCGCGCTGCGCGTCACCAGCGTGCCCGACGACGAATAGACGGCAAACAGGATGCCTCCAGCCAGGGGGTCGCCCGCATAGATTCCGATCTCGCCTACGGCGTAGGTCGGGGCCGTCCATTCGGGAAACGTCGCTGAGATCTGGAACCCGTTCGGCCCTTTTGGTGCCGACGCATTGATCGCGGCACTTTCCTTCAGCCCGACTAGAGACCTTTGGCTGTAGCTGGGCGTGTACTTGCCAGTGCCCAGCGCCATGTGGGTCAGCTCCAGTTCCAGGCCATTGGCCTTGGCGTTCTGCGCGGCGGCCAAGCCAACGTCGGTGATCTTGGGTTGAATCGCTGTGGCCATGTGCGACGGAGCCGGACGCCCCCTGTGTTGCAGACGGCGAACATGATCATGCGCTGACCTTGTCAGTCAGGGGGGCGTTTTCCGAACTGCGCATTCCGCAGCCATGGCAGGCCGACCGAAACCCACCTGCAGACACCGGTAGCCGCTCAGTTCCGCAGCGTGTCCGGCAGTTCTTAGCCCTGAACGGCTTTCCCGCCGGCTGTTCGGAGCGCTCCGGAGCCGCCGTTGGAGCACGCCGTGGTGCTAATTGAGCGGCATCGGCGCCGTGCCGGGAAACTCACCCTCGACGCCCCAAACCACGGAGTCGTCCTGCGGATGGTCCCACGGCTGCGCGCTCAACAAGTCGGTGATCGCTGCCGCCGACACGGCCTTGCTGAAATAGAAGCCCTGGAATTCATCGCAGTCGCGGTCTCTCAGGAATTCGATCTGCCCCTGGGTCTCCACGCCTTCGGCCACGATGCTCATCTTCAGCGACTTGCCCATCGCGATGATCGCTTCTGTGATGGCTCTGTCCTGCTCGTTGGTGGCCAATTCGCGAACGAAGGAGCGGTCGACTTTGATCGTGTCGACCTGAAATCGCTTCAGGTTTGATAAGGACGAGTAGCCCGTGCCGAAATCGTCGAGCGACAGGCGGATGCCCAATTTCTTGAACTCCATCAGCACCTTGGTCGACTTCGCGACATCGCGCATCAGCATGCTTTCGGTGATCTCAAGTTCGAGATACGACGGATCCATCCGCGTCTCGCTCAGAATCGAGCGTACGTCCAGGAGCAGGTGATCGTCGTAGAACTGGCGCGCGGATAGATTGACCGCCATGCGCAACGGTGGGTAGCCGAGATCCCTCCACGTCACATGCTGTCGGCAGGCGGTCAGAAGCACCCAACGACCGATGGGCACGATCAAGCCGCACTCCTCGGCCACCGGAATGAACTTCGCCGGGGACACTGTCCCGAGATCCGGGTGTTTCCAGCGCAGCAGGGCCTCCACGCCGTTCATCTGGCTGGTATGGCAGTCAACCTTGGGCTGGTAGTGCACCTGAAACTGCCCGGCGTCCAGCGCTCGGCGCAGGCTCGACTCAAAGGCGAGCCGCTCGACCGAGTGCGTATTGAGTTCAGCAGAGTAGAAGGTGAACGTGTTCTTTCCGTCTTCCTTCGAGTGGTACATCGCGATATCGGCGTTCTTCATCAACGCCCGCTCATCGTCGCCATCGCTCGGGTAGACGCTGATACCTATGCTGGCGGTGACGTGGAATTCATGGTCGCGCAACGTGAAGGTCCGAGAGACCGCGGCCAGCATCTTCTGCGCCACAGCCTCAAGATGTTCCCTGCCATCAAAGCCCGGGACCATGATGACGAACTCATCGCCGCCTAAACGCGCGATGCAGTCGCTCTCTCTCAGGCAAGACTTGAATCGTGTCGCCATTTCCTGAAGCAGCAGATCGCCAGCTTCGTGGCCGAGCGTGTCGTTGATGTTCTTGAAACGGTCGAGATCGACAAAGAAGACCGCCAACTGCCGGTTGTAGCGCCTCGCTTCCTGCAGGCCCTGCTCAAGCATCCTTGAGAACATGCCGCGATTGAACAGGCCAGTCAGCCTGTCGTGGAAGGCGAGTTTCTCGATTTGCTGAGCCGCCAGTTGCTCCTCCTGCAGACGGCGCAGGATCGCATCGTTGAGCTTGACGCCCAAGAAGCTCACCAGAATTGCGCAAAGAAACCCTGCGCCGCCGACCGTATAGATCTGCCAAACTGTGGCGTCCAAGAGTTGGTCGTAGATCTGTGTGTATTCGAGAATCACTGCACCAATGATCGGCTGATGAACACCCGACCCTTGCAGCGGCACGGTCGTTTGCTTTAAGCCTCCAGGATTCGTGGCACTGTGCTCGATGAACACCCTGGCCTGGCCGTCGTTGATCGTTTTTCCAACCTCGTTGGCTTGATCGCCAGCGTAGGTATCGCCAATATCTGGCAGATCAGCGTCGGCGAGAGTCCGCTTCTCGGCATCCACGATCACGATGTCGCGTTGATAGAGTTCACGAAGCCCTTCGACGTACTGCTGCAGGTGGTCGTTGCTCAACGCCGCGTTGTACGCAACGGACCTCGCCAGGTCGAGTGCCTCAAGCTGAGCGCCTCTATCGACGGCGCTCAGTTGAAACCGAATCACGACCACGGTGAACGCGACGATGACCGCACAGGCGGCCGCAAATGCCAGCGTGATCTTTCGACGGATGCTGTTGGCTTTTCGGATCGGCATGGCTAGTTTCTCCCGGGACGCTAGGCCAGCGTTCGACCCTCACAATGCGCTCTGCGAGGCGTCCGAGTCTGTGCGCCTGCGCACACCATGAAAGTTTGGGCATGCAGGGCATCCATAGGTGGCAGGACGACTTCCGGGGATTACGACACACGAACCACAGTTCCGCGCTCGGAAATGAAGGGGTCCATCTGCGTCCGCCATGCCCAGGCCACTACACTGCCGCCTCCCGGTTTGACGCCTTCCTCCCTGGGCGTCTTTCTTTTCCTCCCTGAGAAGACCGGTCCTTTTGGGGCGCCGTTTGAGCTATCGCGGCGCCCCATCCTTTTCGACTGATGTCCCGCCAATTCCATCCCGAGCCCGCGAGGTCACGCAGCAGTTGCGTCGCCTCCATGAGTGATCTCGCGGTACCTTCTCGGTAACGATTGGTCTCATAAGCCTCCAGGCGAGCCCCTTTGATCGCTGGGCCGACAGAATGCGATGCCCTCCAACGAAGAAGGCCAACCCGCCCGCCCGCCCGCCCGCCCATGAAGAGTTTGAATAGAGCAGCAGCGCGTCAGCGTCAGCATGTCCCTCGCGCCATGACGTGGCTGTCCGCAGTCCTGGTGGCGATGCTGGCCGCATCACCTGCCCCCGCCCTGGCTTGGGGTGCGCAAGGGCATCGTCTGGTGGCGGCAGCGGCCCAGGCGCGACTCACGCCCGCTGCCCGGGACCAGGCGGCCCAGTTGCTTCGCCTGGATGATGCGCCGTCGCTTTCCAGCGTCTCCAGCTGGGCCGACGAGGCTCGCTCGCCGGTCACCGCAAAGTGGCACTACGTGAACCTGCCGCAGGGTGGTGGCTGCCACTACGAGGCACAACGGGATTGCCAGGACGGGCAATGCGTCGTTGAAGCAATTCGGGCGCAGACACACAAGCTCGCTACCAAACAGTTAGACGCCGAGCAGCGCCTGAAGGCACTGAAGTATCTTGCTCACCTCGTGGCGGATGTGCACCAGCCCTTGCATGCCGGTTTTGCGGCCGATCGCGGAGGCAATCTCTACCAGGTGCGCGCGTTCGGGCATGGAACGAACTTGCACGCTGTGTGGGACGCTGGCCTGATCGAGGCGTGGCCCGGTGGCGAGGCGGCGCTTGCCAGTCAAGTGCGCACTGCGATGGCCAAGGTGCCCACTGCGGCCGGGCCCGGCGCATGGGCAGAAGAATCGTGCCGCATCGCTTCGACTCCAGATTTCTATCCCAAGGACCGCAAGCTGGAGGACGCCTATGTCGACCACATGTCGCCAGTGGTGGTTCAGCGTCTAGCGGCAGCAGCAGTTCGCCTGGCAACGACATTGAACGAAGCCCTGCGTTAGGGTGGCAGACTAAATCCTTGCAAGAAGGTTCGGCAGTCGAGCAAACCGGAAAGATGTCTTGTGCGTCACCTGGCGCATGGATTGCGAATCGGCCGGTGAGGCACATGGTGGCCATCTACATTTCAGGACGTTTGGCCGGATGGAACCAACTGATGCGATATATCGACATACGGCCATCTGAATGGCTAGACTTGGCGCGCCGCAACTGCTTGGAAGTACTCGATGGCAACGCTCGCATCCATCAAGAAACAGATCGCAGATCTCGAAAAGAAGGCCAACAAGCTATTGAAAGCGGAGTCGGCCAAAACCATCGCGAAAGTCAAAGCCCTGATTGAACGCCATGGCCTCACGGCCGAAGACCTTGGCTTCGTTGGTGCCAGCGGTGCCAAGGCTGCTGAAAGCAAGAAGGTCAAAGGCACGAGACGTGGAGCCAAGGGCCGCAAGGGTTCCGCCCCTAAGTCTTCTGGATTGCCGGTGTACCGCGATCCAAAGAGCGGCAAGACGTGGACGGGCCGCGGCAAAGCGCCAGGCTGGATTGCTGGTGCCAAAGACCGCAGCAAGTTCCTGATCGAGACGGCTGGCGCCGCATATGCACCGGCCACGGGTATCGCAACGACGCAGAGCTCAGCAAGACCCAAGAAGGCCAAAGTCGCTCGCACTGCGAAGAGAGCAGCTGCCTCCAAGCCGGCGAGCAAGAAGGCGGCCGCATCGCCAGCCCGCAAAGCGGGTGCAAAGGCGCCAAAGGCCGCAAGGTCAGTTACTCGCGGGCCTGCGCCCAATAAGTCCACGGGTGGTAGCGTGGCGAAAGGACGCAAGACTGCGCCACCGCCGCCCGCACCGTCAATCACTTGATCAGGCGAACTAAGCGCCTACCCGGATGGCCGGGCGGTGCCTGCATTCCTGTCGCGCCAGGGTCCCTGCGTGTTCGAAAGTCGTCATGAACCTGACACCCGAGATTCTGGCAGGGGGAGTGGCTATCGTGGCCGTGGTGTTCATCGCCTTTCGCGTGCGTCGGCGCCCTCCTGAGCGCAGCGCTGACCGAACGAGGGCGCCGGCCGACATGCGGTTCATCTGCGGGTCATGCCGTGGGCAGTTCACTCACACCCGCCGCACGATTGCTGCGTGGCAAGGCGGTTCCCGCCGCTTCTTCTGCAACGACTGCCACAAGCAATGGCGGCGCACGCATCCGACTGCAGCCAAGCCCGTCGAGCGTGAAACCTCGGCCGCGTTCCCAGAAGGTCACCGGGATCGAGGTTTTGGCCCAGGTCCTCGGCTTGTTCGCGCCTCAAACCCAGGCGGAGGTGGCTGCCTGGGCATGGTGGCCGTGCTGGTGGGGGTTCCTGTCGTTGCCATAGCAGCGTTGCGCCTGTTGGCGTAGCGCTTGCCCAACGCGTTCCCCTTCTCCCACCCCCTGCAGCCGTTCCGCTTGCATAGACCCATGGGGTCTAACAATGCTTCAAGCTGATTGGTGCTGTAGACCCTTCAGGCTTGATGTCCCATGCAGCCAGCGGGGCGCCATCCGTGTCGAAGATCTCCCGGTGCTCGCCTCGACGTCCAGCCGTTTTGGTTCGCCAGCACGCCGCACGTCCCAGCACCCCAAAGTCGTCTCGTGGTCTGGGCTCTGCACACGACTCAGCGGGTTCAAAATACTATGTCTCGTCATGGCCTCAGGTTGCGAACCTTGACCGCCCTGCCGCGTGGCCAAAGCACGCCACAAGATTCACCTTCCATCTCCGATGCCGTCAATGCAAGTTCTTTCCTGGCAAAAACTCAACGACGCGATCTCACTCAAGCGCGAAGAACTTCAGCAGCTCGTAGAACAAGCGGCGTTCATGCGCCAAAGCGCCATCGTCACCGCACGCAACATCCTGAGGGCCTACGACGTGTCCCTTGATGAGCTCAGCGCCTCACTCGCTGAGGACGAGAAGGCTGCGCTCTTCGCGGTTGACGACGAGCGAAGGTTGCGCCGAGTCGCTGCCCCCAAGCCAGCCCCTCTGGAGCAAGACGGCGAGGTGCTCTATTCGGGTCCGCTCAGCCGACTCCCCACCACCGTGAAGACGGTGCTCGCGAACCAAGGCTTGCGGACCTTCGAAGCCATAGCTCAAGCGGTCGATAGCGGAGAGATCGAGCGCCTTCAACGAATGGGCCCGACCCGGCGCGCGCAGCTGGATGCCTGGCTCAGGCAAGAACGCTGAGACAGTCTTGCCCTTGCGGGCAACCGGCGGCAGCTCTGACTGAGCGGGCTCGCAGGCAGGCTGGATGTCAGAGCGCCCCGATCATTGGTCCGCCCCTCGCTCGTCTGGCCGAGCCTTGGGCCTCAGACTTGCGAGGTACTGCTTGACCCAATTGTTCGCCGCATCAGAGACAGAACGATCAGACAGTTCTGCCAGGTCATCCATGTAGCCCAACCCCGCCTTGGCCAGTTGGTACTCCGGCCCCGAAAGAATCACACGCCGGTCGCGAAGAAACCGCGTTGAGACGGCGTCGATGAGGTGCAGCTGGGCGCGCATCTCCTCGATGCCGGCGCCGATGATTTCGGCCACCCGCGCCCAGGTGTAGACGGCCAGGATCCACTTCGAAAGGTTGAACTCGTTCGCTTGGCCCCGCGCCATGGCATCAATGCATGCGATGTGAGTCAGGCTCAGGGAGCGCAACTCGTTCGGCCCGAACCTGGGCCTGAGCCCGCGTGGCGGCATGGCCTGCACAGGTTCTCGTCGGCATCGTTTGCGGCTCATGCCCTGCCCCTGGGAATGGCCGCGGGGTAGCTCATGTCGTGCTCTTTCACCCTGGTGCACCTTGGCGCAACGGGTGATTTGGCTTCGACGCTTCGATATCCGCCAATGCAGCCACCGCGGTGGCTACTTCGGCGCCGAGCTGCTGGTTCAGCCATCCGACCAAAGCGCCCAAGCGCCTGACTCTTTCGGCGCGGCCCATCTCCGCGCAGCGACCCCAGCGCTCCAACTCGTCGGCACCCCGCCGCATTGCCGCGACCACTTCCTCTATCCCGCTCAGCAGGCGAATGTCGCCGTCATGCAGGGAGACGACGGACTGCTGCGTCGAGGCTCTAGACCGATCGAGAGGATCATGTCGCCCAGGGCGTTCGGGCCAGTCGGTTCGCCCGCGCTGGTCCTCTCCACCGGGCCGATTGGCGCACCGCACGTCGCCGCATGGGCCACCTGTCAACGCGCGTACCCTTCCCAATATCTGTCCCACGGTTCCCTCCGTTTCGTATGAGGCCAGAACATCACGCCCGCGGGCTGAAGCCGCCGTTCGTGCCGGCCGACACATGTCCGCGCATCGCCCCAAGCCGCCTGTCTGGCTGCGCGATTCGCTGAAATCACGCTCAAAACGCTATGGTTTGCTATGGCCTGCAGGCGCTGCTTGACTCGCTGGCGCAGCTGAGTCGAGAGTCCCCTCGGGCTTCGCCGGTGCATCAATGTGCACCGAGCTAAACGGGACGGTGAAGGCGTGGAACACATCGCGTCCCTCGACGTGGCGAAGGATCTGGCGCCCCTTGGCATCTATGCCAAGAAAGCTGTAGTCCTCCAGGGTGTCATCCAGTCGCCGGATCTGGACCCGAGCGCCCAGTGGCGTCGGGACGCGAAGTTCGTCATGTAAGAGGTATCCCCTTTGCTTTCTCATCGCTCTCTCTCTTGTAATTTGGGGGTGACGGAGTCGCGTACGTAATGCATTACGCAGACGGTCGTTGTGTGGCAACGGCTATGCGATTCGCCGCCACATTGGTCTCAGGGACATGGCCCGGTCATACACGGGCGTCAACAATTCCTGGCGCTGACCCGGCATTTCCGCAAAAGGCCTTGGCATGGTCGCGACCCAGCCCAACGGGCGGTAGGGCAACCGAATGCCTTCGCTGATGAGAGGAAGGGCGCGCCGTATCCGTTCTTCGTCTTCAGGCGCCATCGTGTCGAGCAACAGGGTCCCCGGCTCGCTGCCACCCAACGCAGCGGGACCTGCGCCATCGCCCATTAAGTCATCGCCAAACTGGCACACCCAGCCCCGCCCAACGGCTTCAAACTGCGCGAGGAACGCTCCCAGCCGGTCCAGCAGCGTCGGGTGCGGCTCCCATAGCAAGAATTGGCGTCCGGTGGGCGACGCCGGCGGCTTAGGCTGACCCGCCTCCCAGTTCGACAGCCATTGCTGCACCTGCGTGCCGGTAAGGTACAGCCGGTGCCGGCTGCCGGGGTCGATCTCCAGCGGCAAGCCCTGCTCGGCCAGTGCGTGCAACACCTCGCAGGTGGCTCCGGGCACGTAGCAGTGGCGCTCGTGCGCTCCCTGGTTCGCTCCCTGTTGAGTGACGTGGTTCTCGAAGTGGGCGAGATCTGTGAAGATCGCCGCCGCCCGCTCAGCCTCATCACCGTTCGGGTAGCGCGTCTTGCGAAATGCCAAAGGCAGCAGAGCCCCGATGGATGCTGAGCCGCGCAAACGGTCGATCTTGCTGTCGTGCTCACTGTCGCGCGGAGTTGGGCACCGGCTGTGGCCCCTGCCTTGGTGACCTCCAAGGCCTTGGCGTTGATCGGGCGCCGAGGCGACTGCATCGACCCAAACCAAGACTTGGGCCTGCAACAGTGCCTCGAAGGCCAGGGGCTTCAGGCCCGGCTGTTCGCGCGCGAGGCGGCACATCCAGACGAGGCGTCGCTCGGCTGACATCGAGTTGCGCAGGCGCGGCAGCATGGGCAGGGCTCGGCGGCCCGCGAATGAAGGGGTGTCGTTGTTCATGCTCTCGTTCCCTGTTGCGGCTCTTCCCAAATCTGCGGGTCCTCCAGCTCCTTCGACCAGGTCGACTCGCCGTTCTTCACGCGCCCAGCAGCGTCCAGCCACGCGGGCCGCTCAAAGAACGCCTTGCCGGAGTAGCGATACAGCGCGCAGAAGATCGCCATGTCGCGCGGATCGGTCATGCCCCAAGCGCGTGCCATGCGGATCAGCCTAGCCCCCAGCACATGTCTGCGATTCGTCTTCATTCCCCCGAATGCCTCGGGCACGATGTCGTCGACCAGCCGCAGCACCTCTTTCACCGTGCGCTCCTCCTCCTTGGCTCGCTCTTGCGCTGTCCTGCGCTCGGACCGCACTACGGTGGCAGTGCCTGCGGCCGTGATGGCAGGCGGCGCTTGGTCGTTCGCTCCCACGACGCTGTTTCTGATCTCGCCCGCCTCCGGACCGACTGGCGCCTGAGTCTTGCGGTTCATCGCTGCGGTTCCCCGTCCGTCAGCACCTGAACCCAGGAGCGCTCTCTCTGCGTCACCTGTTGGAGCGCAAGTTGCCATGGCATCTGAGCCAAGAAGTCGTCGCCAACTTTCAGCGCCATCGCCGCATAGATGCCAATCTCCTGGCTGGAGTGCATCCCCAGAGCCTTGGCCGCAGCGATCTGCCGCGCAGCAAATGCGTGACGCTCGTGCATCGTCATTGCGGTCAGGCGGGCGCCTGCCAGCCGGTTGACGTACCACAACACCTCGCTATCCAGCGCCGCTGTACTTGCGGTGACCACCCCCGGCGCGTTCACCACCCGCGGCGGTTGCGCCGGGTAATGCATGTCATCCGGCGCTGCGACGCCGAATGCGGCCACTGCACCTGCCAGGATGCCGGCGAGCAAGACCGTTGCATCTCGGCCAGCCCTCAACACCGCCTTCCTCGGATCAATTCTCTTTTGCTCCACTTGCTGTCCTCCTTAATGGCAGCTGTGCTGCGTTCATAGGTGTTCTTTTGCGGATGCATGGGCTCGGCTCAGGCACGTCCTATCGCGTGCGGCGATGCGCGCTCTTGCTGCCCATGCAAAGCCTGCGTCACCCGCGCCACCGCCGCCGTACGCCTCGCTTGCACTGCAGTGACGGCGCGTCCACATCGAGCTGCGGCGGCAGGCCCAGTGCGCTTGCGCCAGCTGTGTGGGAAGTCGCGAACCTCACCGGCTCTTTGGCGCCGAAGTCTTCGCTGATTTCCTGCAGCCGCAGTTCGATTTCGACCACACGGCGGGCCAGCCGCGCGAGTTCAAGCAGCAGTTCGAGTTCTTCATTCGAGTCCACGATGTGCCCCTCCCTTAAGGACGAACGTACGAGCGGTTCACAGATAAATCGGGCGCAGCAGGGCACCGGCGCTCTGTGTTGAGCACCTGGTCGCTTACGAAGCGCGGTGAATAAAACTAAGGCGGGCGACGGATCTGCGCTGCAGGCTTGCGGAACCACAGGCAGGCGGCGCCAAGGTTGCGGCCGTGGAGGCTTGAACTGATCAGCAGATAGCCCGGCCCCAAGACAGTCGCCCTATGCGGAGGACATCAAGCTACGGGCCGGATTGCGTTGGCAGCTTCATGAAGAACCCTTCGAGACACCCCTGCTCAGGGTGGTATCTATGAAGTGCTGAACAACCCGGAAGTGGGCAGCCTCAATCGGGCGGCGACTCCCTCAACACCCTCGCGACGCCATCCCTTCGGGCGCCCTGGCTTTGCTGCTCTCGTTGCGTGCAAAGCTCAATCGAGTGAACTCAGTCTATGAGATCACAACCTGTTTCCGATAGTCCCCCCCAATGGGGGACCGCTCACTCAATTGAGAAGACCCGGTGCATTCGCAACCAAATGCAGAAGCGCTTACCGCGTCCCGCCGTGATTGACATCCCCCACCCGGGGCGGTATTGCGTCGAATGCGACAACTCGCTGGTAACCAAGCGCACTAAATTTGGGTTTGTCCTGACCGGATAGGCTGACGGGGTCAACGTCGCGCATCAAGCGCGGAGCGGATGCAGAGAAGTCCGCAAGCCATTCCCATGACAGGGCAATGGAGATTGACCTAGTTCTAGGGAGATGCGTAATCGTTTCCACGGCGTGGTGCGCCGCAGCGTCGTGTGAATAGCTGAGCGCTGCGGGGCGCTAGCTGCCGAAGTTGTGCACCTTCGCGCACGGCCACTATCAGATCGTGATTGCCGTGAACACGTCCGCCATGTCCTGAGCCGCATTGACACCGCGCTGGCGACTCGCGAACAGGCACGCCACCATCACGGCGACCTGAGCGCAGTTGATGTCGGGCGCGATGCGGTAGTTCGCCCCACGCTCGTCGACGCCCATGCGCTCGATCTTGCTGTCGGGCGACAGTCGCTGCACCTTGGCCCCCAAGGTCAGCAACCGCAGCGCATTCAGCTCGAAGTAGGCGCCGATTGCGGCCTTGAGGTCTTGCTCGCTGAACACCGCATCATGGTGCTCGTCCCGAAACTGGTTGGTGACGTGCAAGAACCCGGGCCGCTCGGCCACCTCGTACTCACCCTCGCGCGATACCAGCAGGATGTCGGTGCTTGGCGCATACGCGGCGAACACTGAGACGGGCCGCCCAAAATAGCCGGCCACGTTGATGCGCATCAGCACCGTGGCACGCATTGGGCTCACTCCCTGACTTGCCAGGTTCGTGGCGCCGCGTCCGCCCACGTCCCCTCATAACCAGAGCCGTGCGCCTCGGTCACCACCAGATATCCGTCCGGGTCATCTTCCGTGCCCAGCCCCTTGCCGTCAGCGTCGGCCGCGCCATGGGCCGGGTGCATGAGCATCGGCACCGTTGCATGCATGTCGATGTCCACCGTCAGCAGCGTCAGGTTCTTGACCTCCTGCGGCGTTGGCACCGCCAGCAGTTCGGGCAGCTCCAACGCCACCGGCCACGGCTCATCGAATCCGGCCAGCGGGAAGCGTGAATAGAAACGCCGGTTGGACAGTGCCTTGCACCACAGGTCCAGTTGCATCGCAATCGACTTTGCCGAACCGGGGTCCGGCGCCGCAATGGCCACTTGCGTCTTCACGTTGGCTACCACCACCCGCAGCTTGAACACCCGAGCTTTGGGGTCGTTGGGAAGTTGGACGAACGCCTCGTCTGCCAGTGGGCGAACGTAGTCGGTCGGTGCTGGCGTGAAGTCGTTGGACATCGCTGCGATCATGATCGGCAGGTATGGGTTCGGCTTGGGGTGAAGCTCGGTGTCGTTCTTGCGCCAGGCCGCGAGCATGTCCTCGACCTGGTCAACCATGCGACCGGGCGCCCACACTGCCGCGCGAGAAAACCCCCGGCGCGCAAACTCGGCCACGGCCGGGGTGTCGCCCACCATCTGGGCATAGAAGCGCTGCAGGTAGCGACCGAACGCTGCCTTGATGGGATCGGTGAAGTTCGCCAAGGCTCTCAGCCCAGTAGGAGGCCAAACCGGCGCAGCGTGGCGTCCACGTCGGGCGACATTTCGGAAGCGACATTGGCCTTTTGCAGCGGAACCAGCGGCATTGCCAGATAGCGGCGGTAGTCGTCGGCTCGTTGCATGCCCTTGGCCGCGTCCAGCACATGAGTGCCCGGCCCGGCCTCGGTTTGGCCCTTTGATTGGCTTCTCGCCAAGCGACCAATGAGTACATCGTTCTCCCGGCCCAACCGTTCCAGCGTATCGAGCACGGCCAGGTGCTGGGTCTCAAGCGCCTGCAGCATGCCGCACAGCAGCGTTGCCGCCTGGGTGCTTTCCGCGATGGCCTGGTCGAACAGTGCCAGCAGTTCTGGGTCACGCTTCACCACGGCGGCCACAGCGTCCAGCACGGCTCGGTGTCCGCGGTTGGTCGTGTAGTTGGGTTCCAGCACGTAGTCGAAGCCATAGAAGCCCTTGGGGATCATCGGAGCGGACCCCGGTACCGCGTCGATGGCGCTGGAGAACCCGCCCGCCTTGGACTGGTACAGGGCCTGCGCCTTGTGGCCTTCGGCCGTGTCCAGGAACTCCACCCGGTGTGTGACGTTGCCGCACTCGTCCGCTCGCAGCTCGATCGTGCGCAGCGCAGGCTCGACCGAGACCGCCACGCCGTCCACCACGCCGCCCTCTTGCGGTTCCATGCCGAACTTGATGCGCGGCCAGTGGCCGAAGTAGCCGAACATGTCGCCCAGCCGCACCTTCTCCTGAACGCTAGGGCCGTTGATGATGCTGGCCAGCGCGGCGCAGTCGAAATGCCGGTCGACGCCGCGCGCCTGACGCCCACGTTCGTTGACGTTGTAGGTGATGGGGTCGGTTTGGAGCATGAGGGTCTGATTCAGACGCAAGTTGCGTCGATGGAATGCACAAGGATGTGGACGGCGCCATTGGCCGCACCAAGGTCTTGGATGTCGTAGTCGGAGGCCAGGAAGACCGTCAACAAGATGCGCGCCGGAATCACCGATCGCAGCGAGGCGGCGGTGGCCGCCACGTCGATGCCACCGACGTCGGCCTGCGCTTCGATCGTCACGTTCACGCGCGAGGTCAGGAAGTACCCCTCGGACACCTGGGTCACCGACAGGCCCTGCGGATAGCCGTCGAGGCGTCGACACCACATCTGGTCGCAGGTCCAGGCACCGGGCCACAGCAGTTGCAGGTACAGCGTGAGCATCGACAGCCCGCGCTTCTGGTTCCTGCCCCGCCAGGCCTTGTAGAGATAGCGCATCGCCGCCTCGTCCTGCCGACGCAGGATCGCCAGCCCTTCTGTCTTTACCGCCGCTTCGACCAGTTCGAACGCGCCCAGGTGCGGCACGCCCACGAGGTTCACAAATCGCTCATCGGGCCGGATGTGGGTTTCGAACAAGTTGACGAACAGGGCCTTCAACTCGGCCTCCAGGTCGTCGGCCTCATGGCTGTGAACGATTGGCGCAAGCGCCGGGACGACCTGTTCGGTCAGCAGCGCAGAGCGGTCGAAGTCTTGAGCCACCTCAGGTGTTCCACAGGCCTGCGCTGTAGCCGGCCCGGATGATGGTCACCGTGATACTCGCGTCCGTCATCGGCATGAAGTACTCGGGCAGCGTGGCCTTGGGCATGGTCAGCGTCACATCGAAATCGGCTTGTTCATCTTTGAGTGCCGGCACTTGGTCGCGCAGTAGCCGGTAGATGGCTTGCTTGCGCACCGGGTTCTTGATGCCGCGAGACACCTCCGGTTTGCCGCGGCCGTACTGGCCGAGCAGCGCGGCCTTGATCTGCGCCGCCACCGTGTCGGCGTCGTGCACCACCGACACGCTGCCCGTGACGCTCACCTGCATCGGCTGCTCGACGGCGGGGACAAACCGAATCCGGTAGCTGGAGTCGACGCGCTGGATCAGCTTGGTCACCGCCTCTTCAAACGCTGCTCCCGTCATGCCATCGATGAGTCCTGCGACGAACAGGGTGTTGATGTTGGCGGCGCCGGCACCGCGCACCGCCTCCTCAAGCTGTTCGTTCCAGACCGCGAGGAACACCACTGGTGTGATGTGCCGGCGCAGCAGAAAGTCGAACTCGCCCAGGTACACCGCGTTGTTGTCGTAGATGGACGGGTAGCGTGCCATCACGCGCAGCTCATCCACCGTCACGGGCGGGGCACCGGTGTCCGCGACGCTTTGCAGCTCAGCCTCAAGCAGCCCATCTGCTTCGGTGTAGACGTATTCGAGCGTGAAGGTATCGCCCGGCCCTAAGTCCGTCACCGCGCCCTCGCACTCGCCGACGCGAAGCTCGAAGGCGTCACCCGCCTGCACGCCATATCCCACCGTGTCGCGCATGCCGAAGCAAACGTACAGGCGCCGCTGCTCGTCCACCTCCACCTGAAACGCCAGCGCATTGGGCTCCACGTTGGCGAAGTCGGGCGAAAACCAAAACTGGCTATCGCCCTTCCAGACCTCCAGCGAGCCGAGGTAGACGTCCATCGTCGACGCGGGAACCTGAACCCGGTAGAACGACACCGGCGCCGTGACCGTGTGGGCAACGACCCGGCTCGTGCGCTGAATGGCCTTCACGTCAACCGAAGTCCCGGGCGTTATCGTGGCCGCGGCCTCCACTTCGAAGATGCGACCTTTGGGATCGAAGAGCCGGCGGCCGGCGGCCAGTATGTAGGGCGAGCTATGGCCGTTGGTGACCGTCAGCACGACCCGGCACGAGCGGGCCAGCGGGAGAACGCCCTTCGATGCCGCATCGGCCAGCACCATCCCATCACGAACCTTTACGAACGGCTCGAACTTGGCGACATCCACTTGCTGCGACAGCATCGCCAGCATGGTCGACATAGCCGACAGCTGCGCCAGCACGCGCGGATCCCCCGCGTTGACGAACTTGGCGACGGTGGGATAGGCCGACAGCGAATCGACGGCCGCCTGATAGAACTCGTCGCGCGAGACGGCCGTCATGCCTGGTTCGCCTCGACCAACACACCGTGAACCTCAAAGACGATCCGCTGCCGATCGGCCAGCGCATTCCGGTCACTGAGGGCGTAGACGTTGACGGCGCCGTTTGGCAGAGCGCCTACCAGCGGTACGTCGACGCGGCACTTCTGCACCTGGGCATCTGCCAGACCCGCGGCCAGCGGGGTTTGCAGAATACTGGGAATGTCGTGGCCGTAGTCGCTGCCAAGGTACGCCCCGCTCGGACAGCCCAGCCAATGGCGAACCATCGCCAGCACGTCCTCACCGTTGATCCTGTCGGTCACCATCTAGTGACTTTATGAGCACGTAGACGTTGCCCGCCCGGCCACTTTTCCGACTGGCTCAGGTCGCGCACTGCAACTTACGCGCAGCGTCCGATCATTTCCGATCTATATCATCGGCCTATCTCAGGCGGTCGCGATTTCACAGCGTGAGCGCACATAGAACTCTGCTACTGCCACTCGTTGGGCGACGCTTCACCGTTGGCTTGATCAACACTGGTTGTCGGTGCGACAGTCGAGAGAGCTAACGCCGCATCAACGGGCACGAAAGGAACTCCGTCGCCTGTGCTCTTGGCGATACGAATTTGCTGATCCGTCATAGACGGCACGGTCGTCCGCACCTCGGGTTGATCGGGCCATTCGAGCACTCTCGTCACGTCGGTCATGCGTCGCGATTGATTGACGCACGAGAAGCCCAGGAAGCCCGACGCCACCATCAGGACGATGGTCCCAGCGAAGGACCCCCATTCTCCCGCCTTATAGAAGGCCGGCAACCCGTACGAAAAGGCGATGCCTACCGGTATGGTGAGCAACAAGTAGAGTACAAAAAATCCAACCGCACTCCAGAACCTTTTGGCCGGAGTCGCTACTGCGGGGTTCGGCGTCAGTTTCCCGAGCATTCGGTCGCCTGGGTTGAAAAGCGTTCTGCAGCCCGCATAGATCCGAAAGAATTCGGTGGGGAAGACCTTTCGAGCGCCAAGCCTTATCTCGTTGGCCGAGAACAGCGTCTTCCCCATGATCGGGGCGAACCCCGCCTCCATGAGGAAATCCCCGCTCTTGCTGTACTTCTCAGTGTAGTCATGAACATGCTGCAGGCGTGCTTTGTCCTTGGTGCTGCGCCTCGCAAACGGACTCATCAGTTTGAATATCCCTGCCGCCACTGCCGCCAGTGGCCCGGACCATTCCTGTGCATTCCTAAGAATCAACTCGAATGGCAGATTCCTCAGCATCTCTTGCAAATCCAAGTCCTTCTCCTCAATCCAAAGTGGGTGTCCGCCGGCAGTGAACATGACGTGGGCGAGCGGCAACCCTGTCGTCGGCGGCTCCAACTCCTAGGTCCACGCTAACTTTGCGAACCGCCGAAACGTTCGAGCGCGATGCCACGGGCACCAGCGCCTGTCGGGTGCTTCTGCAGAATGCAGGCCGCGAGCGATCGTTTGTCACGGTGAGCCGGCACCTGAAGACAGAACCGGTGCGCGATCCAGTTCAGTCCACCGCGTAGGCCGTAGGGCCCTTGACGCGAGACGCCGATGCCTTGGCGATGCCGAGCGCGTTTTCCATCGCATCAATCGGCGTCACCCCGAAAATCGGACTCGGCTTCAGATCGGGCAGCTCGATCGTGCAAGCGTAATTGCCATCCTGCGTGGGCTCAGGCTTGCCAATCGTGAACCAGCTTGCCGGTTCACTGTTGCCGTCTTCAAAGACCTTGATAGTCACCAT